CATGCAGCAATCTATGTTTCAAATACTGTAAACTTAGCACAACCTGCATCATCACTCAAAGTAATACTTGCAGCATATAGACATAGTTCTGCTGATATTAGAGTTCTTTACAGTTTAATTAGAGCTGATTCGAGTGAAGTTGATCAAGAATTTGAATTGTTCCCAGGATATGACAACTTAGAATTAGAGGCAGATGGGACTTTAACTCCAGCAGATACTTCTCAAAACAGCGGTAGATCTGATGTTCAAGTTCCTGCAAGTGCTGATAATCAATATCTAGAATATGAGTTTACTGCAGATAACTTAGATTTATTTACTGGATATACAATTAAGGTTGTAATGTCTGGTACTAATCAGGCATATGCTCCAAGAATAAAAGATCTCAGAACAATCGCATTGGCATGATACGTGTAGAAGGATACAAAAACTTATATAGAGATGAAAAAAGCGGTGCCATAGTAAATTGTGATACCGCTTCTTATAATCAGCATATGAATGCTTTAAACTATAGACAAAATCAAAAGAAAGAACTTGAAAAAATGAAGGAAGATATTGACGAGATTAAATCTTTATTAAAGGAAATTTTGAATAAAAAATAAAACTTTATGCGGACATAAATATCTAAAGAAGAAACGTATGCTCATCTGAATAATGGCGGTATTTGTATCCAACATAGTAATTGAGCAGGGTTTTAAGTTTGATACCACCTTTGAGTTGGAAGACACCTCAACCAATAGTCCATTAAACCTAAGCGCATATGAAGTAGAATCTCAAATAAGGAAAACTTATACGAGTTCTTCATCAGTTTCATTTGCATCTACAATCACAAATGCTGCTCAAGGAAAAATTACAATATCATTGGGGTCTACAGATACTTCACAATTAAAACCCGGAAGATATGTATATGATGTAAAGTTAACCAATGGCAGCAACATAGTTAAAGCCGTTGAAGGTTCCGCGCTGGTAAGAGCAGGAGTAACCAGGTAATGGCATCTATAAAAGCTAGGGTTGGTTCTCAAAATGTAGTTCGTGTATTAAGTAATTCATCTACACCACCATCAAATCTTTTAGATCTTAGTGATGTAAATAGTTTCTATAAAGATAGGGATGGTTTGCTTCTTGTTTGGGATAACCCAACAGGAGCATTTATAATGACGAGTGTTATTGATGCTTCATCAATAACATTCAAAGAAATGAGTCTTACAGATCTTGATGATATATCAGTATCTGGAATTGCAACTTTCAAGTCATCTGTTGATTTTGAAGGTGATATTAATGCAACAAATGGATTAAATGTTGTAGGATTTATTAGTACAACTGATGCTTTATACTATGTACCAGGCAATTTCGATGGACCAAATGGGGTTGCTTTCTTTGATGATTCAGGAAAATTGACGAGTGCTGCTAGTACAGAGTCTGGGATTAGTACTAGCAACTATATATTAACAACACAAGCAGGAATAGGAACTCCTGTATGGACAGATACTATTGACGGGGGACTGTACTAATGGCTAAGCCATCAACAAGACAAGGATTAGTTGATTACTGTCTTCGTAGACTTGGTGCTCCAGTATTGGAAATTAATGTTGATGATGAGCAAATTGACGATTTAGTCGATGATGCACTTCAATATTTCAATGAACGTCATTATGATGGTGTCGAAAAGATGTATTTGAAGTATCAAATAACATCTGATGATGTTTCTAGAGGAAAAGCAAAAGGAACTGATGGCGTAGGAATTGTAACTACAACTGCAACCTCCACAGGCATTGCCGCTACTACCTTTAATTATTATGAGACATCCAATTTCATACAAGTTCCAGATTCTGTAATAGGTGTAGAGAGAATATTTAAGTTTGACACCAGCTCAATTTCTGGTGGTATGTTTAGCATCAAATATCAATTATTCCTAAATGACTTATATTATTTCAATTCAGTAGATCTTTTACAGTATTCTATGGTGAAATCTTACCTTGAGGATATTGATTTCCTATTAACAACTGATAAGCAGATAAGATATAATAAGAGACAAGATAGATTATATTTGGATATAGATTGGGGAGCACAAACTGCAGGAGAGTTTATAGTAATTGAATGTTATAGAGCTTTAGATCCTGCTTCATTCACCAAAATTTATAATGATAGTTTTCTTAAAAAATATTTAACATCTCTAATTAAGAGACAGTGGGGTCAAAACCTTATCAAATTTAATGGTGTAAAACTGCCAGGTGGAATAGAATTGAATGGCAGACAATTATATGAAGATGCTGAAAAAGAACTTGAGGATATTAAGCAAAGAATGACTATGGAATATGAATTACCACCACTAGACTTTATTGGATAATCATGACACTCAATCCATTTTTCTTGCAGGGATCTCCCACAGAACAATTTTTAATACAAGACTTAATAAATGAGCAATTGAAAATATATGGGATTGATGTTTATTATATCCCTAGAAAGTATTTGAAAACGGACGATATTTTTAGAGAAGTGGAATCATCAAAGTTTGATGATAATTTTATTATTGAAGCATATCTCGATAATTATGAAGGTTATGCTCCAGGTTCTGATTTGATGACAAAATTCGGATTAAGATTGAAAAATGAAATAAATTTGATTATTTCTAAAGAAAGATTTGAAGAGTTTATAGCACCATTTTTGGATGGATTAAATGTTTCAATTCAGCAAGGAGATATAACGGAATATGATATTAGAAATCTTACAACAAGACCAAGAGAAGGAGATTTAATATATTTTCCCCTTGGGGAAAGATTGTTTGAAATTAAACGTGTAGAGGTTGAAAAGCCATTCTATCAATTGGGCAAAACATACGTTTATGAACTTTTATGCGAACTTTATGAATATGAAAATGAGGACATTGATACTTCTATAGAAGAGATTGATAATACTGTGAAGGATGAAGGATATATCACAACTTTGAATTTAGTTGGAAGTGCAGTTACAGCAACTGCTACTGCAACTCTTGGTGGGGTAGGAATGATAGGTCAGATTGTTTTGACTGACGATGGATATAATTACACTACAACCCCCACAGTAACAATTGCACCACCAACAAGTGGAACTACGGCTACTGCTGTCGCAATAACAACATCTGTTGGTGGTGTCAGATCTGTAGAATCTATCTTAATTACAAATGCAGGATCTGGTTATACGTCAACAAATCCACCCATAGTAACAATAACAGGTGGAAACGGTGTTGGTGCAGCTGCGACTGCTGTAGTAGTAGATAATGGGGTTCAATTCTTAACTATAACAGATCCTGGTAGAGGTTATTATTTAACTCCAACCGTCACAATAGAAGGCGATGCCACAGCAAAAGCAACCATAAATTCTGTTGGACAAGTATCTGCTTTAACACTAACAAATGCTGGATATGGATATTCAGTTACACCATCAGTAACAATATCGGAGCTTTCACCTACTGGAATAGGTACATTCATTTATAATGAGACAATAACTGGATCCGTTTCTGGAACTACTGCTGTTGTTAGAGATTTTAAAGTGAGAACAGATCTTGAACCAACATATCCACCTGTCGAACTTCGTGTAGCGATTAATAACGGTCAATTCTATGCAGGAGAAAGTATTGTTGGTTCAGAATCTTCCGCTACCTATATACTTAAATCATATGATAATAATAGTTATGAAGAGTCTTATGATATCAATGAAGAAATCGAAACCGAAGCAGATGGTATTTTAGATTTCACAGAGAGTAATCCCTTCGGAGAATATTAATGTTAGGAACTTATTTTTATCACGAAATTATACGAAAAACTATTGTTAGTTTCGGAACCCTTTTTAATAATATCTACATTAGACACGAAGATAAAAATAATAATGTAGTTGATGAAACTAAGGTTGGATTGTCATATGGTCCAATGCAAAAGTTCCTTGCAAAAATTGAACAGCAAGCAGATCTAAAAAAACCTATTGCTATTACATTACCAAGAATGTCTTTTGAAATGGTTTCTTTACAATATGACCCAACAAGAAAAACAAGTGTAACACAAACATTTAGAGCCTGTGATGAATCTGGTAATGTAAAAAAAGTTTATATGCCAGTTCCCTATAACATTGGTTTTGAATTGAGTATCTATTCAAAATTAAGTGATGATGCTCTACAAATTGTTGAGCAAATACTTCCATTTTTTCAACCATCATTCAATCTGACTTTGGATTTAATTGATTCGATTGGTGAAAAGAAAGATATTCCAATTGTTCTTGATAGTATTGATATGCAAGATGATTATGAGGGGGATTTTACTGTAAGAAGAGCACTTATCTACACTTTGAGATTTACTGCAAAGTCATATCTGTTTGGGCCTATTGCAGATTCCACAGAAGGTCTCATTCGTAAGGTTCAGGTTGATATGTATACTGACACAAATATTCAGACTGCTAAACGTGAGGTAAGATATACTGTAACTCCAGATCCGATTGATGCTGAACCGGGAGATGATTTTGGTTTTAGTGAAGTGTGGGAAGATTTTTCAGACTCCAGAACTTATAGTCCAACTCAACAAACTGATATTTAAAAATTATGTCTGATAATTATGATTCTATCGATGAAGCTCTGAACGTTGAGAGTAAGATCGTAAAAGCAGAAAAAATTTCATCAGAAATTCAAAGCATAAAACCAAAAGGTCCCGACATCGAAAAGGACTATGAATATACTCGTGCTAACTTGTATTCCTTGATTGAAAAAGGACAAGAGGCAATCAATGGAATCATGGAACTTGCTGGTGAGGGTGGTAGTCCAAGAGCATATGAAGTTGCTGGTCAGTTGATCAAAAGTGTTGCCGATACAACGGACAAATTAATTGATCTTCAAAAGAAACTTAAGGATGTTGAAGATGAATCTGCGAAAACAACTAACAATGTTACAAATAATAATGCAGTATTTGTTGGTTCAACATCAGACCTTCAGAAGATGTTAAAGCAAGGTTTTCTAAATAGTAAAGAATAAACTATTAGTAGATAGATGTCCAAAGAATATTGCTATTCTAATTGGAGAGATGAATTCAATCCTACAGAATATGAATTTGTCGATCTTGTAAAACCAGATCCAATTAAAATATTAGATGAAGGTAAGAAGAAAGGTCTTTGGGCAAATATTCACGCTAAAAGAAAGCGTGGAGAAAAACCCGCTAAACCTGGTGAGAAAGGGTATCCAGAAACTCTTGATATTGAAGAGGGATTAAAGCAGGCACGTAAAAATGTTGGTGCCAAAAAGTGTTGGACTGGATATAAAGCAAAAGGAACTAAAATTAAGAACGGTGAAGAAGTCCCCGATTGCCAAAAAGAAGGAAAGCACACGCCAACTAAATCAGATTTGGAAGCAAATATTGGTGGTGGAAATCTTAAAAAACTTGCATCGAAAGCATCAAAAAGAATCGATTATGATGTTGATGGCGATGTAGATCCTAATGATAAGGTTGAAAAGAAGACTGGAGAATATGGCGAAGAACTTCCAACTCCATTCGGTAAGTTTAGAACTGGTTCTTCTAAACCAGCAAAAGTGAAGAAAGAAGAATTCTCTAACTGGAGAGTGGATTTGGATGAAGGAGTAATGCCTGCTGCAATTGATCCTAAAGCTCATAGAGAGGGACAACGCGCAAAAAAGATTAGAACTCTCTCACAAAAGGGTGCAACTGAGGGTGAGAGAGCTGCTGCAGAAAAAAAGACTAAGGGACCAAAGATGTTTGGTGAAGATTGGCAAAAAGTGAATAAGTCCGATAAAACTGATGGTATGAGTCCCGCAGCAGTTAAGGCATATCGCCGTGAGAACCCAGGTTCCAAACTTAAGACTGCTGTAACTGGTGATCCAAAACCAGGCAGTAAGGATGCC